GCATCTACCGGCGAACCCATAATCATCGAGGGCCAGGGTCTGGACCTCCTCGCGTGTTCCGAAACGGCCCGTATCGCTAGACGTCATATGGGCCCAGCCAAAATCGGCCCCTGTCGAAAAGATCTCAACGGTATCTCCGGTTAGGTTGGTGATGGCGGCATTGACCGGAGTCGCGTTCGTAAGGCCGTTGCTCGCAATATTGCGCTTCAGCAGTTCGAATGCCGTGGGAGACGCCTCGAACGCATGGACGTGACCGGCCGAAGCCAGCCGCGCCAGCGGTAACGTGATCGCGCCGATATTGGCCCCTACATCCAGACAGACCCAGGCAGGCTTCACGATCCGCTCGAGCACGGCAATGACGTGCGGCTCCCACACCTGGCTGTCTCGTATCGGCTGAAATACGGTGATGTCCTCGGCGAACCCCTCTAGGACGAACGGTCCGTGTCCGGATAACGGCTTATACTCAGCGACCGCGGTTTGAAGATCCAAGGTTAAATTCTATGGCAACTACAGTGAACGGCGACAATTGCGTTGGCCTGATGCAGGGGACGCTCGTCCTCCCGCTTCCGCGCTATCCCTCGAGCGTGGTGACCGATGCCTCGCTGAAGATCGCAGCGAACCAGGTCCAGTCGACGCTCACGATGCGCGTGAGTTCGCTCGATACGATCTTCCGCGTGTCCGATACATCGCGGCTTGTCGTCGACATGCTGCTCACCATCGATAGCGAGATAGTAAGCGTTTCCGCCATCGATGCCGCATCGCACACGATAACCGTAGTCCGCGGCTTTGACGGGACAGTCGCTACTTCGCACAATGCCGGGCGGCTCCTGCAGGCTTTTATCGACGCCTGGCACCACAATGCGCTCGCGGCGGAAGTCAAAGCGATCGAGACGGCGCTCGGCCCCAACCTCAGCAATGTCAGCGGAGCAGGGGGAGCGCAGGAGTACGTTGTCACAACCCCGTATAACTTCCCGGCACAGTCTCCGGGAGGGACGCTCAACGGGGGTGTCGTCAATTCCATCACGCTCACCCCTGTACCAGCGGGAGTCAACGGCACGGATGTAGGGCATTATCTCTACATCTCGGGCGGGACCGGGGCCGCGGAGCCGGTACTGATCACCGGCGGCACTGCCTTGTCAGGAGCGCCCAGCGGCACCATCTTCTTCACCCCGGTCAATAACCACTCGGGAGCGTGGTCGATCCGCAGCGCGACCGCAGGAATTCAGGAAGCGATCACCGCACAGACCGCAGTCCAGTACATCTGCATCACGGTGCCGGCGGGACAGCATTCGATCTACGGCACCATCAACTTTCCCCCCGCAAAAGGCGGAGTCACGCTGCAGGGGGCGGGCGGGTACTCGACCAAACTACTCATTGCTACACCCAATATCGATGTCATCAAAGTTCCGGCCGGCGTTTATTACCCGTCGATTCTCAACCTCGAGATCACCGGCGACAAGTCGTATACCACCGGCTGGGCCATCACTCTGGGCGGATGCGCCAACCCGGTGGTGCAGGATATCCGCATCCAGTTCCTGCCGAACGGTGTCAAGGTTCTCAACTGCACGCAGACCAGCATCACGCGGGTGGAAGTTCGCGAACCGCGGGTCGCTACCGGCGTCGGCTTTTATATCGACCTTGGCGGCTATGAATTAATTAACATGACCGGCGTCCAGGTAGTCGGCAACGGGGGATCGAAGCACCTGTCGGGGATGGATGTGTATAACGCCTCCTCGCTCAAGGTCAGCATGTCTGAGTTCATGCAGTCGACGTATGCGGTGCGGCTGATCCCCGGCGCCGGCCAGGGCACGACCTCCATCGATTTCGTCTCGGTCGATTTCGACAATGCGGCTACACACGGGTTGGTAATTCAGCCTACGGGGGGCGGGTTTGCCGAACGCATCCGGATGGTCAATGTGTGGGCCTGCTCCTCCGGGACCGGCAACGGAATTATGATGAACGGGGGCGCGGGGCTCATTCAGGATGTCTCCATATCGAACTCCAAGTTCTTCTTCAATGGGGACAGCGGCATCGCCGCGGCGATTGTGATGGACCTCAACATCTCCGGCAATGCGATCTATGCGAACGACGTCGGCATCACGGTCTTCGGGGCAATTACCGGATTGCTCATAGAGAATAACGTGATCGGAACCCAGCGGGCCGGGTTGCCGCCGCAGCGATACGGCGTGTTCCTGCCGGCCGTCGCCACCGAGAACTACGCGATTATCGGCAACAAGATCGTAGCCTCGACCATCAGCGCCATTCAGGACGCCTCGACCGGGATGAACCGGATCATCAAGGACAATATTCCCGGCAATACGTCTATCATCGACGTCGCGTCCGCTGGAACGGTCAGTCTCGGCTTTTCCGGCAACTGCTACCGGCTCAGCGGCACCACCGCGATCACCAGGATGACCGAAGGCTGGGCGAACCGGGAAGTGCGCCTGATCAAGAGCGATGCGGGCTCGATCACTTTCAATACCGGGGGTGGCTCGGGCGGGATTGCGGGAACTGCCACGCTCGCGCAAGGGGGCGTGCTGGCCTGTATCTACGATGCGACCGCGGGCCTGTGGTATTTGAAGTGAGCATCGACGATCCATCCACGCTTGATACCTGGGCCTCTTACCCGAAAACCAAATACGACAAAGACGGCAACCCCGTGATAGTGCGCTCTCCGGAAGAAGAGAATAAACACCCGGAGTATACGGACCAACCACCGCCCGCTTTAGCGCCGAACAAGGAAACCTTATGGCACAGTGGAACACCGCTCTCTGGAATAGCTCACTCTGGAACGGGGGCTCCGGCTCATCCGGCGGCGGAGGTGTCTCTGCGGTCACGGCACGCCGGCTGATCTACGATGCCTACCGCGCACTAGGCGTGCTGCGTCCAGGCCAGCAGACCAGCCCTGAAGGGCACGAAGACGCATTCGGGCTGCTCAACGACATGGTCGATAGCTGGAACACCGAATCGCTGATGATCCCGGCATTGCAGCGCGGTGTGTATCCGCTGACCGCAGGTGTTGGTTCGTACACGCTGGGCCCAGGCGGGACGCTGAGCGGCGACCGTCCGCAACGGGTGATGAGCGCCGCGCTGGTCGCGTGCGATTGCGGGTGCGGCTGCGCGGACGGCAACTGCCATCAGTTGGTCTTGCGCTCCGGGTGGCTTGATTGCGGCTGCAACTGCGGCATCCATATCGACAACGCATACCCGAACGTTAACGTCCGCATTAACCCCGCACCGTCTGACGGCCAGTCGCTGGCATTGCAGAGCTGGGCTACGCTCTCCGGGTTTGCAGATCTCGATTCGCAATACGGCTTTCCTCCCGGCTATGCGCTGGCTTTACGTTGGGGCTTGGCGTTGCAGCTCGCGCCCGCGGCTCTCATCATGATGAAGATCCCGAATAACCTGCTGCAGGTGATCGAACAGCGGGCCATCGATAGCAAGGCTGCGGTCAAGTCGTTCAACTCGAGCCCGATCCCCGAGATGGATTCCGGGTTCGGTGGCTGCGGCTATGATATCTGCTCGGATTCCTATTGTTAAGCCATGTCTAATTGCGTACCGATTCCCGGACCTCCGGGGCCTCCCGGACCTACCGGACCGCAAGGCATACCGGGGACTCCGGGTGGACCTCCTGGACCGGCTGGGCCTCCCGGCGCGGATAGCACCGTACCCGGCCCTGCTGGAGCTACGGGACCCGCTGGAGCTACCGGACCTGCCGGAGCGACCGGACCCGCTGGTCCTACTGGAGCAGCCTCGACCGTACCGGGGCCGGCTGGACCGGCTGGAGCGGATGCGCCGGCGTACCCAACCATCAACGCGCAGACCGGAACTACCTACACGCTGGTTGCGGGGGATAACGGCAAGGTTCTCACGATGAGCAACGCCGCGGCGATCACGCTGACCGTTCCGGCGGGGCTAACGGTGGGATTCAGTTGCCTGATCATCCAGTTGGGCGCGGGCAAGGTGACGGTGACGGCATCGGGGACGACCGTGGTGCAGCGGCAGTCGTTCACGAAGACAGCGGGCCAGTATGCGGTGGCAAGCGTGCTCGCGTATGCGGCGAATACCTTTGCGTTAAGCGGGGATCTCGGAACTTGAATATCAGTGGCAAGCCTTCGCTGCTGGCTGTGCACATCCCGCCGGGTGGCGGACCGCATGTGTACTGGCGCATCCTGATCCGATCCTCTTTCACTGCGGGCACGGCCACGTCAATACAGGAACTCGAATACCTCGATGCAACAGGAACGGACCTGGCGTCCGGAGGAACAGCTACCGCATCCACTGTGAACGGTGCCAACACTGCGGATAAAGCGTTCGACAACAACCACTCGACAGTGTGGCAGTCTAGCGGAATTCCAAACGCGGGGGCCCCGGAGTGGCTCCGTTACCAATTTTCCTCCGCCGTCAATCCGGTGGCGATCCGGCTGACGTTGAACGAACCCATCGGCAACTCGCAGGCTCCGGCGGACTTCGATGTGCAGTATTCCGACAACGGTACGACCTGGGTTACAGTCAAGACCTTTACCGCCGTGTCCTGGCTGGGATTGTTGCCTACGCTCTCGTTTTCGCTGGTCACGGGTCCGGGCTATATCAACTGGAGGGCGCGTGTGAACGGCACGCAGAGCGGTGCGGCTACCAGTTGCGCGTCTCTCGAGATGCACGAAACCGCTGGCGGCGCGGATGTGACTTCTTCCGACCAGCGGCACGGGATGTACAGCGATTACTTCTCCCCGCCGTATTACGGGTTCACGGCGTTCGACCGCAACGCCGGAACCTTTTGGGCGGCGAACAACGCGCCTCCGGGAAACTGGTTGGGCAACTCGATGGGCAGGCAGGTAACGATTGTCGAGATAGCGTGGCAGGCGCGTCCCGACGCCAGCTATACGCAGTCTCCCACGTCGGTTACGATGCAGGCGACCAACGACGGCGCAACGTGGGTGAACATCGGAACCGCTACGTTCGGAACCTGGACAAGCGCGGGGCAGAAGCAAACGGTTGCGGTGATTTAAAGCGCTAAAGCGAAGATATGCCTGTCTCCCCTTTTAATCTCTGCGGTGGAACTGAGATAACGCGCGATTCGCTTTGGTCAAACTCCAGGGCGATCAACTGGTTCCCCATCACCGACACCTCCGGAACCGCACAGTCGAAAGTCGAGCTCGCCCCGATACCCGGATTGCAGGTCTTCACGACGCTGACCAACCCGCCGATACGGGGATTATTTGCGGGGGATAACCGCTTATTTGCAGTGGCGGCCGGCGAGCTTTACGAGATCTTCGCGAACGGGTCAGCGACGGTTATTCCTAACGTCGTTCCCGGCGGCCCAAGCGTCCTCAACGCAGCAACCCCGGTGCAGTTCGCGGCCAACGGTGGCCCCAGCGCAAGCCTGTTAATCGCAAGCGGCGATTCGATCTGGTACGCGACCAACACCACGCACAAGACCAAGGACGGCGCGATCTCGGTTGTC